AGGTTTTATAGTTCCTATTACTTTCATGCCAGTCTAAATTTAATTACACCAAAACCATAATACGCACTCTTATAACAGTAATGATTACTGAAATCAATTGTTTGATCAGCATACTTGATGTTATCATCTTTAATGAAATCATCAGTAACATCATTACCATTATACATGATTCTTTGATAAGGATTATCCTTTGGAATACAGATAACTGCTCTTTCAGATTCACCAGTATCAATTGAGAATTCTTTCACACCACAATCAAGTGATTTCATAATATCTGTTTCAGGAGCATAACTATCATTCTCCATGCTAAAATATATAACAGGTAACAAGAAGTTTACTGTATAGCTTTCAGATATGTTATTATCACCTTCTTCTGCCATGATTGTGAATGTAGTAGTCATATCCAATTGAATCTCATATTCACGAATATCTCTACCAAGATAGTAAGTTACTACTGGTGAACCTTCTGTATCAATCTGTATTCTTTGAGATTCAATAGGCTTAGAATACTCCCATTTAATCTTTATAGTCTTTGATTGACCTTGCTCAAAGTTATCTCCATCTTCACAATAAAGCATCGTGAATATCAAAGGTGTTTCTGTCAAGTGACCATATATATCATCTAACGCTTGCGTAAGTGATTTACCGTTATATTCATAATCAGTAATACTTGCGCCTGATATACATACCCATTCACCTTTTTCATAGAGATACATTTTACTATTTTTAATCCAAACAACCTCTTTATCTTGTGGTTCTACGTTGGATATTACGTGTGCTCTAATTTTGTGTACACTCATGATTTACTAGTTTGTGTTTTACGTTTAGCTTGTTCTCGAATTTTTAATAACTCTGCGTCTAGTTCTTTCTTAAACTTCTCTTTGTCAAATACAAACTTCTCTCTTTCAAGATCCATCTTTTCATCAAATTGACGTTTATTTTCTTCCAGACGTGCTTCCTCAGTTTCACTACTATGATCCATAGCTTCTGCCATTACCATTTCAGCTGTTTTCATATTTGCGTCACCTTGGAGTTTCATTTGCTCTATTGCTAATCTTGTTTCATTATCACGTTGATTCAACATATCTGCATGTTGCATCTTCATTTGTTCAAGTTGCATTTGCATCTGCATCTGCTGTTGTTGAGCTTGATTTTGTTGTTCTTGCATCTGTTGTTGACGTTGTTGCATTTCCTGTTCAGCTTGCTCAATCATTCTTTCTTTCTCTGACATTGACATAGAGTTATACAACTTCATAGCAGCAGAGAATGTTATTGCTTGATTTTGTAATGCAGCTTGTGCCAACATATCCATCTTCTGATTAAGTATTTGTAGATCGTTGCTGTTATCAACCACAATACCATAATCACAATCAGCAAAATCATCACCATCAATCTCAATTATCTGCTGTGAATGATCAGGTAATATATATTGGAATTTCTCACTTTTACCTTTCATAGCAACCTTAGCAGTTTCTAAGAAACACTCCAATACTCTTTTCTTCACATCATCATGTACCGCAAATAACCACTCAGTAATATACGAAGATTGTAGGTTGGCTCTTTCAACACCACCAACAGTTTCCCTATTACCAACTTGACCTTCTCTTTGTTTATTGATACCTACAACCTCAGACATTTCATTCTTAATCCATTCCAAGAATTGTATGTACATCTGTATAGAATTGCCTAATTCCGCGTCTACAACACCAGTAGTGTTATTATTCAACCCACCAGCTAAAACGCCAGTAGCAGAGCCATATTGCCCTTCATTGAAGCTATTCTCTACCATGATACCACTAGACTTAATGAAGTACATCCATTTATCTACTGACCAGCCTTCTGGTACTTTGGCTAAATCAAGTTTAACCAGCTTACCCATATTCTTAGCCAATAGTTTGTTCAGTCTATCATGTATCACATCATACATGTATGAATAAGACTTCATCATATCTACCATAGAAAATGGCTTCTCATCGTTTATATTATAAATTGAGCCTATTATACCAAAATGACATTCAGATGGATTAGAGAGCCTGTTATACTGCACTACGCATGGTTTCATGTTAATATATATCTCAGCACCTATTTTAGTACCTTCCCACGCTTGTGAGATCCAATATATTTCTTCTTCCTCACCTAGTGATTCATCTATCACATAGTTCTCATCATATAGCTCAAAAGTAGGTAAACCTGTTTGTAGGTCATATCTTTTTATCTTCTTTATCTTACGCTTAGATTTCCAATACATGCGTACAACTCTTATGTTACCCTCAGTATCATAAGGTGACATGCTGAAATCATCTTTATATTCAGTTTTAAGGAGAGTATCAGCAACAGTATCATCAAGATCGTATGCTTTGATAAAGCCATCTCTTTCATCATAATCACCAATAAGACCATCTCTATCACCAGTATTACCACTAGCAACATTCTCAATATAGCTTATATCTTTGTCAGATAATTGTTCGTGATAAGTATCTATTACTTTACCAGGTGACCAATAATCTTCCATGATAATAATATCAGCATCTTCTATACGATTACTGAAACCATTCCTATAAACTCTAATCTTACGTGGATTAATCTTTTTGAGTTTAGGCTCACCACCCTCAATACAGCATTGATATATTTCTTCACCACATATCATTGCATCTAAGAAGCCTTTATTAAACATCAAAGGGAAGTTCTGCTCTTTCCTATAATGATTAATAAGTGCGTTAGCTCTTATCTCTCGTAGGTCTTGCCATTCATACATTGCAAACTTTTGTAGTTCCATCATAGCTTGTTCTTGTTGATTTTCATCAAGTTCCTGAGATTCTACAATAGCTTGTAGTTTCTGCAATAACATAGCTTTCTTGTTATTCTCAATCTCAGATACAGCATTAGGATTAGTTACTATTGCTTTGTAATCAAACAACCTACCTTTCTCTTCACCCTGCAATACATTCAGTTTAGCATTAATAATTGGATAATGCTGTATAGTTTCAGGGATTGTATTATTATCAGATTTAATATGATTTGGGTTTATGTACTTGATAAGATCTTTCATGTACAATTTACCATTTACCAAATCATAATTAATCTTCTTTTGGATAGTAGACTTGCGTACAGTACTATCATTCTCAAAACATCTATCAGTTGCCCAATCAAGGTGCTTCTTACGCCATTCCTTGGTTTTCCTCTTGAAGGGTAACTTCTGAGATGGTAAACTATTAATTTTCATATGCGCATATTTATTTCGTTTTAATTGTGCAAAGGTAATAAAAAAAGACACCCATAGTCAATACTATAAGTGTCTTTATTAATTATTGTGTAATTAAATCCCAACTAGCGTTAGCAATCCTATCATCGTAATTCCTAGTAAAGAAATCATCAGTAACTTGTCTATTCTCACGTTTAGTACGTTTACCTTGTATATCACCTTGATAAAGGATAACCTTTTCTTCTCTACCTAACATAGCCATACCTAACGCTCTAACTCTATCCACATTTATATCAGGATTATAAAGAGCTAATTCTTTTAGGAGTGCCCTATTGCGTATGAATGAAAGATTAGGTACTTTGGTTTCAATATCATTACCATCTTCATGTTTTATGAATGGTACTTCTTTTATCAGCCATTCCCTGATTCTATCATTAGCAAAGTTATTAATAGGATTAGTAGCAGCTATACCTTTTGATGCATTACCAAAGGTTGAGTATTTTATAAGCTGTTTGTCTTTGAGGTACTGAGGTACATCAGCTAGTAGGTGTAGACACTGTAGCTTCTGGAAATAACCAAAACAACCTTTGATGTTATTCTCATAGTAAATCTTAGCGTTGTAGTATAATGCCATCAATCTAGCTATCTCATGACCATCGTCAACGTAAGTAGGTCTACCTGTATATTCAGCTACTATTCTATCAGTCCATAGATCCAATACCAGTATTGATATAAGTGATACTGAATTAGCATCATCATTATTAGCAGGGTCATATCCTATTATGTATCTTTCAGAATATACTTTGTCATTCTTATCCTTTTCAGGCATCTCAAAGATCTCTACACATCCTTTATTGTTCGTGTTATCTTTCAATGGATAATCACGTATAGGCATATCATGGTTAACTAAGAACTCTACCTCTTTCTTAGAGTTCATGAATAGCTCACCAGTGTACACATCATCAAACTCATTAGGATTATTATCTAATTGTACTATACGCTCATTTAAAGCTGTTACAGGGAAGTAATTTGATCTTGTACGCAATATAGCCTCTTGTGGTGTTATAGGCATTTCTGCAATAGTTTTCGTTATAGAGTTTATATCAGTTGAGTTATACTTTACCCTATACCTGTTAGCTAGAACCTCTAAGAGAGCCTTAGTTACATCAGAATTGCCATTCTTATCATAACAATCAAGTCTTGACATGTATGATGAAAAGAAGAATGTGACTTCATTCTTACCACGACCTTCAAAATCCCATACATTATGTAGTGGCATCATGAAGTATCCCTTTGGATTATATACCAACTCTTGTGCTCCTTGGAAATCAGAATCCTTATCACCTGACGTACCTACAGCATATAAAAACCCATAAGCTATATCACCTTCCCTGATTGATGGTATCATGATATTGTAAAGTTCAAGTACATTTCTAAATGAACCAAATTCTTCTATTACAATGTAATGTAGACGTTTACCACGTACTTTCGCAGGATCATCTTTTACTGATACACCGAATAACTCATTAAGTGTACCTTTCTGTGTTTGTGTATCAAGATCTAGATAACCAGCTTTCCACATCATATTCTGCATAGATTGAGTTATACGCTTTGATGGGAACTGTGTATTCTGTGCTAAGAAATC